GATCCTGAAGGCATCGAATGCGTAGTCACAAAAGCTGAACTTTTAACTAATACCAATGAATTAACTAAATTGTCTAACAAAAATTTCAAAATTTCTTTGTTGTTTCCCTTAAATTTCTCTAAAATACACTCATTCAATGCTTTTTGCACAGAAGGAAGCATAGAGCCATCCCACTTTGCTATGTCGCCTGCAAAAACATTTCTACCTCTAAAACTGTCAAAGATTAAGGGCCATTCAGTTACTGGGTTACATCCAATTTGTATTTGGTTTTGCAACCTTTCCTTCATGACTTTAGAGACTAATTCCGCTGTATATTTCTTCGTTAGCACTTGTTGGTGAATAGTGCACACTCTAAAAGACCTTGGTTCTCCCTCTTTCTCTATGTTTCTTATCTCATCTTTCAAAGTCTCAAACCACACGAATTTAGTCCAATCTATCTGCCCTTGATTAATGTCTTGCTCAATTTTCTTTAGTTCTTCCCGAAAAAACTCTCTTAGTTGACCTTTGTCAAAGTCGACATAATCTTCTTTTAAAGGCAAACAGCCAAAACCGTTACTTGACTTTTTGTTAAGACCATTTATGTTATCCCATCCACACACTATTTCTTTCTCTCCAACGTCCGTAAACTCAGGTAACAGTTCTCTCATTACCTCTTTTCCGAACTCAATTTCCTCCAAAGGCGGATCAATCACTTGGCCTAGCGATTTTTTGAAGACTTGGTGTATTGTTCTATCTCCATATTTAGTCAAATTGGCTGGATGTCTATCTACTTCATAAATGCCATGCAAGGGACTTGCTAATAAGTTGGATTTTGTTGGGACTGCGGCGTACCCTCTAAAGTCTACTTGAGACCCAGACTGTCCTTCTTGCTCAGGTAGCACTTCAACTGGACGAAAAGATTTTGGTAACGTTGATAAATATTCTATAATCTCTTTGTCCCATTTCACAGCTGCACCTAATCCTTGATCTTCAGACCCTGCAACGTGCATTCCTCCAGCGCACCCCACATCATCAGTCAATACGCTTCCGCACATTCCTTTAAAATGGAC